AGATAGAGCACAATGGGGAGCTCTGGGAAGTGCGGTTTCCGCAGTTGAGGGGCTGCGTCGGTCGTGGGTACTCGATCGAGGAAGCGATCGACGCAGCTAAGTTTGCACAGGAAGATTACCTAGGTCGGTTTGGTGATGCTCAACGGTGGGGAGAGCAGTGCCAATGAACTTGGAGTCCCTGCCACGCTTGAGGTTCGAGGGCGAGCTTGTTAAGTGGTCGCGCCAACTCGTCGAAGAACTCGAGCGAGTCTTCATGCACGTTGGCTCGGGGACAGGTGGTGCACTTCCACCGGGTGGGACAACTGGCCAGGTCCTGACCAAGTTTAGCAACGCTGATGGCGCGGCGAACTGGGCGGCTGGAACGCCAGGGCCACCGGGAGCAACTGGCCCAACGGGTCCGCCAGGAGCAACCGGTAACACAGGTGCTACTGGTTCACAAGGCCCTCCCGGCTCTACTGGCCCACAGGGTCCGAAGGGTGATACGGGCGCGGCATCGACTGTGCCCGGTCCGCAAGGGCCACAAGGTGCTACCGGCGCGCAAGGGCCTAAGGGCGATACCGGCACGACTGGTGCTACAGGCTTGCAAGGGCCTCCTGGCGCTACAGGCTCACAAGGGCCTCAAGGAGCAACGGGGCCGGCGGGTGCTGACTCAACTGTACCCGGCCCGCCTGGAGTGCAGGGTCCGCAGGGTGTCAAAGGTGACACGGGCGCGCAGGGCGCAACGGGTGACACTGGTGCGCAGGGGCCTCCTGGAGCTACAGGTAGCCAAGGGCCGCAGGGCGTCAAGGGTGATACAGGCGCGACTGGTACTACAGGAGCCCAAGGGCCAGCAGGGCCTGGTGTTCCAGCCGGTGGCGCCACCGGTACGGTGCTCACGAAGTCCTCGGCTACGGACTACGCGACGGTGTGGCAGGCCATAGCGAGTGCGCCGCCTAGTGGGCCCGCTGGTGGCTCTCTATCCGGTACCTACCCGAATCCGAGCCTGGCGGCTAACTCCGTGAACGACGTGCAGATCACGCTAGGGGCCGTCTCCGTTCCAAAGCACGCTTGGAACTCGACGCCGAATGCCGGCAACACAGGTGGGGAAATCGTCACGTTGGACCCTGCAATCCCGCATATCCAGTTTCGCCACACGGGTGTGCTGATTGATGCGAACAACGATCTCACCCTAGTCCGCGACCCAACAGTGGCGCTCGGCGCGGCGACTAAGCAGTACGTAGATGGCAAGGTGAAATGGACGACCGTTGGCGCCACCATCACGCCCATTGATAATAGCAAGACGGTTGCGTGCGCGCCCGTGATAGAGGCTCTTACGTGGGGCTTACCAAGCAATCCACCTGGTAGACTCGGTGCACACACGGACGAGCTTAGGATCTCTCTCAACCGTAAAGGAGACGGCACTCCTGACATCAGTACCAAGCCCGCGTGGTTCATCAGCCTATATGGTGGTGTCACGAGTGATCGCTTCCGTGTGGCGCGGGCGCCGATTGGCTCGTCGAGTGCCACGGACCTGTTGACGCTCGACACGGCAAGTATGAATCTGACGGGCGACCCCACGGTTTCGAGCCAGCGCAGTCTCTTTGTCACGTCGTATGCGAGCGTCGGCGGCGCCGAGCCGCAGATAGCGTTTCAGAAGTCGCGGCTCAATGGCGCGTCCGTCTTGAGTGGCGACTATCTGGGTGTCTACGGTGTCAGTCCGGCATACCAAACCAACACCTACGCGCGGTCCGGATTGCTCGTCTTTCAGGCAAGCGAAAACCACACGGCGACGGCACGAGGGACGTCCGCACAAATCTGGGTCAACCCGAATGGCGTCGTCAACATTGTCGGGTCGGTGCTCACGTTCGACCAAGCGGGCAACCTGACCATCTCGGGCGGCATCGGGACCAAGGCGACCGGCACCACGTGGGCCAACCCGTCCGACGAACGCATGAAGCGCAACGTCGCGGACTACACGCGTGGGCTCGACGCGATCTGCCACCTGCGCCCCGTGTCGTTCGAGTTCAATGGGGCGCTGGGCAGCCGCGACACGGGAGACACCTGCTACGGCTACATCGCGCAGGAGGTCGAGTCGGTAATGCCCGAGTGTGTAGGCGAGAAACAGTGGACGCCGCCCAGTGATGAGGGGGCGACTAAGCCATCGCCCATCACCGTTAAGACCCTTGACCAATCGAACATGCTGCTCGCGCTCGTCAACGCTGTGCAGGAGCTTGCTGACCGGGTGGCAACTCTAGAAGGTAGGAGCTGAAATGGATCTACAAAGCTTACGTGCCCGAAAGGCCGAGCTTATGGAGTCCCTAAAGGAGTCGCTGGTCAACAGCGAACGAATCCGTGGGGCCATCTGGTTCTGCGACGAGATAATCGGGAAGCTCGAAGGGAATGGACTAGACGTAACGGAGGTGCCGACTGATGCCCCGGCCGAATGAGGAGGTAGGGAGCTCTAGCCCTGGCCCAGCGTTCCCGCGATATGGGGAGGAGTGGTTCGAGTGCTACATCTGCGGGTTCGACTTCCCGCTGAGCGAGTCTCGTCGTCACTACAAGAGCAACCGACTGGTGGATGCGGCCTGTGATGACGAGAAGACTCACAGCGACTACATGGAGGAGATGCACGCGCCGAAGGAGGCTCCGAGAGAGACGGAGCAGCCGGTTACCTGCCAGGGTGAGGCCGTGGACGACAACTGGTACGGTGGGTTGTGGTATCAGGCGGAATGGTACGGGAAGGGCGACCCGTGTGAGAGGAAAGACGGATGAGTATTGTTGAACGTCCGCTCAAGCGAGGCGACGTATTCACCTTCGACGACTCGTACAATAAGGGCTTCAAGAACATCTGGGCGAGCGAGGTCGATGCGGAGTTCGACAAGCTATACGGCGTGTGGAACTCGGGAGATATCAATATCGCGGATGGCACCGTTACGGGGGACAAGATAGCAAACGGATCTATCACCGCGGGTAAGTTGGCCTCGGATAGCGTTGATAGCTCGAAGATCATTGACGGCTCTATCCTCGAGGTGGACCTGGATAGCTTGCTCCAGAACCGTCTGCCGCCTCAGTGGAGTCCGGGGGAACACGATAGAGTTCTGACGATTGATCCGACTGGTCAGTTCTTGCTTTGGGTCGCAGCGCCGCCGGCAGCGCCGGGTGGACCAGCTGGGGGCCGGTTGTCGGGCACGTACCCGAACCCTGACATCGCGGACGGTGCGATGCTGGACCGGCATTTCAGTGACAACTCGATCCAGGGGATGAGGATCGTACCGGGCTCGATCAACTACCTGAAGCTGGCTGATGGGACGATCCCGAACGCGAAACTCGCGCCGAACGCCGCGATGGCTGGGCAGGCGTTTGGGAACCTGGTTAACACTCTGAGCTTCAGTTCTCCTACTGAGACCACGATTGTGACTTTCAACTCGATCACAGTGCGTGGTGGAAACGTGCACATGTCTGGGTCGTGGGGCCTCTATACGACTGGCGCAGCGACCGGGAGCATGACCATCACGATGCGCGTGAAGCGGGGTGGGACCTTGGTTCACACTGTGCTTTACTTCATTGGGACGAACTTTACCCACCCGATTCCGGTCCCTACGTGCATCGACGTTGCTGCGCCAGCGGGTTCGTACGTGTACACGATCACAGCTCAAGTGACAGGCAACGGGCTTGTCCTCTCTCGTGCAACGGCAGCTGAGAACGGCAAGCTATCGCTAGAGGAGTTCTGATGAACATCCAGACGTACGATGACATCAAGGCCGAGGTCACCAAACGGCTCGGGAACCGACAGGACCTGAGTACGCGAATCGACCAGTGGGCAATGGACGCCTTTACCGAGTTGACTCAGGCGCCAAAAGCCAGCTTTCGGGAGCTGGATGCATTGTACGAGTTCACGGCCGCGGCAAATGGGCCGAGGGTCGCGGTGCCTGCTGACTTCTGGTTCATCCTGTCCTTACGGGACCCTACCAGGAAGCTAGACCAGGTTCACTGGCAGGTCCTGGATCGCACGTACCGGACGCTTGGGATACCAACGCGGTTTGCGAGGTACCAGGACAACATCGAGCTCGATCCGATTCCAGCGCAGGACCACCAGATGGTCATGCGGTATCGACGTCGGTTGCCCAAGCTAGTACCAGGGCTGTCGATTCCACTGGAGCGCGAGTGGCATGAGATCTTGGTAGTCCTCACGGTTGCGAAGGGCTTGGAGGCGCTTCAGAGGTTCGAGGAAGCGGTACCGTACAAGGGAGCGCTGGATGCAGCAATGGGGCAGAGGCTGGACAATCAGCTTCTGGAAGACGACGGATACGAGACGACAATCGGCGTCCGGTTCAAGTAGCTGCTTCAATAATTGAAGGGCCAACAAAGTGAGCGCGCAGAACTTCACCAGGAACATCATCCCTATGAAGGGGTTGTACACCAGCGCGGTGTCGGACGCGCTGACCCCGGAGTACACCCCGTGGTGTCAGAACGTGAGGTTCCGGTTCGGGAACGTCCAGCGGGCACCGGGGCGCTCGCTCGTGATGCAGACTCTGCCGCGCGACATCATGGACTTCGCGGTCATTACCAGCTCAGTGGGCGTGAAGAACGTGCTTGCGGTCACGGCGAATACTCTGAACGATCTGACCCTGCACAAGTATGATGAGCCCACGTTTCAGTTCCTGACCACCCCAATATCGGTGGGCGCGACGGCCCCATCGTCGTGGAACATCAGGCCCGCATGGACGCAGGGCGAGGAGCATCTGTTCGTCTGTCGGGCCTCGAAGGTAACGGCGATATCGCCCGCGGGTGTCGTTCAGGTCCTGCCTAGCCCGAAGGGATGCTTCCTGGAATACTTCAACAACCGCATTATGCTTATGCGGCTGATAGACGATCCAGGAGAGGGGAGCGCCGCGAGCCGTATCCAGTGGTCAACACGGGGAGATTACCAGGTCTGGGATGCCCTGGGATGGATCGATCTGTACGACGGGAGCGTGGAGCCAATCACGGGCGGGAAGATCCTGAACGACCGGCTGGCGGTTTATAGGAAGAACTCGATCACGGACCTCGTGGCAACGGGCGACGACACCAACCCGTTCCTGCCGCAGAAGCGAGTCAACGGGATCGGGTGCGCGTTCCCGTGGACGCTGGCGAGCGCGGGCCAATTCCATATCTTTGTCTCGAATGACTTCAACGTGTACATGTGGGATGGGTCGGGGTTGAACCCGATTGGCACACCCATCCATGCGTACATACGGCAGCTGATCGACGTTGACAAGGACCTACCGGATACGGTAGACTGGAAGTGCACCCCGTTTGCCACGATGTTCATGGGGTTCAAGGAATACCATCTGGCGATCCCGCAGAAGAACGGAGACGTGATCGTACTGATCTACGACTACCTACGGGACTCGTGGACCCGTGATCTTATCCCGAACCTGACTGCACTGTACGAATGGCAACAGAAGCTGAGCACGAACTCTAGTCGGGTGTTCGACGTGCTAGCGTACCCGGAGATTTTCCCGACGTTGCTAGCGGGTCGTAAGAGGGACTTCTTCATCATCGACGAGCGTATCGTTGGAGACTACTTGCAAGCTGGGTCTATTGGGGGAATGGAGATGTTCTTCGATTCCCCAGATATGTACTACAGCAAGGAGGCGGTCGCTAACGCAACACTCGAGCGCATTGTGGTCTCGCAGGCTCACCCTACCTTTCTCACAGAGGTCCCTTATCTAGTCGAAGTTAGCGTTGACCGGGGCAAGACGTTCGTGGCTGGCAAGCCGGTGAGCCCGTCGTATGCGCGTAAGGGCTTCGAGTTTGTAGACTTCAACATAACGAGCAACGTTCGGAGATACCGGTTCCGGTACCCGGTCAGCTCGACTGCCGGGAGGCCAAGCTGGCGAGCCTACACGGATCTGTTTGTCCCGTCGGGCGAATTCTTCCCGACTGAGGGCGAGATCGACGCACCGTACGGGATATGGGACCAGACCTACTGGGATCTCTGTCTATGGGGATAATGACGAATGGCTAACATCGAGAGGCCGCTCAAGACTTTCGGGACCCGCACGTATGCGGGAGAGGTTGCCGCTGCACCGGGAAACAAGGCACCGATTCTGTCGGCCGAGGTGGACTTGGATCTCGAGACCATCTACGCCGCGTGGAACGGTGGTGTGGGGGTCGGGGACATCGCGCCGGGCGCTATCGGGCCGAACGAGCTGGCACCGGGCGCTGTGACCAACGCGAAGTTGGGACCCAATGCCGTGACGAGCGACAAGATCCTGGACCGTACGATCATATCCGATGATTTGCATGACGACGCGGTGATCACTCGTACGATCAAGGACTTGAATGTCACCAAAGCCAAGCTAGAGCTTGGTGCTACAATTTGGGACATAGGTTTCCACAACCGCTCGCAAGATGCTCTCGACATCGGCTTTACCGGGGGTGACCAGTTGGGGTATCTGGCCTTAGGGCCCGGTGCTGGAAACATCAAATCACGTGGTACAGGTTTCGCTTCTTTCCTGACGATACGTGTCTACCTAATGGGGACTGCCGTTATCGGCTCTGGTCCTGGCGTTTCTATCCATGCTCGTATTGTGCGCGATGCCACGGAGACTGTTGCTGACATATACGGCTTTGCTCAAGGATGGGCGGCGGCTGGCGTACCCCAGGAGCTACCTTGGACAATCTTCCACGAAGCAGCTATAGGTACCGCAGACACAAACGAGCATCAGTATAGGATAGACGTTCTCAAGATTGGTGACCCGGCTGGTCAGGGTCGCTTGCGGGCGGGTACCCTATCAATGATAGCGTATAGCTGACATGGAATACAAACCTTTAGTGCTGGTGAGTGGGAAGGCGGAGGAGCTGTGGAACCGCATGAAGCTGTATCCGCAGGTCTTCGATGACATCATACCTCGTACTCTGGAAGCGTTCAACCAGACCCTATTGAATCCGACGAACCAGTTCTACGAGATCGTGGAGGGCGAGGAGCTTATTGGGCTCGCGGCTGCGACACATGTAAGGCCGAAGCTCGATGCCAACATGCACCTCGTCATGTTCGATCGGCGGCTAAGAGGTCGAGAGCCGATCATATTGGATGCGCTGCGGGACTTCGCGATCAGGGCAAAGCTGCGGCGGATGACGGTACTGCTACCGGGGGACAACAAGACAGCCATCAAGCTCGTTGGGCGGCTGGGGTTCAAGCCCGAGGGCGTGATGAGAAAGGCGCACCTAAGAGATGGAATCTACCGAGACTACCACGTTTTCGGAATCCTCCTCGAAGAACTGTTTCATATCGACAGTGATGGAGAAGGACTACGAGATCCTGGGCCAGATGGGGGCGATATTTGCGGACCTGTACGGGGAGGGGATAATGAAATTCAACCCGACGGTGTTCGTACGGATGATGAAGAGGTTCGTAACGGAGGGCACTGGGATAGTACTGTGCGCCCGTGAAGACTTCGAGCTTAAGGGCGCAGTCGCAGGCGTCGTGTACGAGAACGTTTTCGATGGTGGTCTATGCGCCTCGGAACTGTTTTGGTACGTGTGGCCTGGGGCGCAAAAGGGTACGGGCACGAGGCTCCTCGCCGCGTTCGAGGAATGGGCCAAGTTTCGTAAGTGTACCCGAGTAACGATGGCGCACATGAACCACAACATGGCCGACCAGCTAGGTGCGTTCTACCTGCGGAACGGCTACGTGTCGTTCGATACGAATTACGTGAAGGCTATATGAGCCCGTACTTTTACGCCGTGGACGACGCGCTACCCGCTGGCGAGTTCGCCATGCTGCGGGAGTATTGCCAGCTCTTGAAGTACCACGATCGGGTGGGACCTGACGGGGCAACCTACCAGGGGATCTCGGACGAGGTACCAGAGACCATTGTGGAGCAGATGACGTGTTTGCTCTCGTGGCTGGTAGGGTACCGGGCCGTTATCAAGATCTGTGCGTTCCGGTTGTCGGTACTAGGGACCGTGCCGCCGCAGTGGGCGCATAGCGATATGGAGGTCGCAAGGTACGCGTCGTTCTTGTACATCAACCCTGGGATGGGTGGCACGGCTCTGCTGAAGCATAAGGAGACCGGGCTGTTCACGCATCCGAAGGACGAGTACGAGCTGACGATCCTCCATCGGGACCAGAACGACATGGAGAAGTGGGCGGTAACGTCGAAGGTAGATTGCGCGCCGAACAGGGCGTTGGTTATCCGGAGCGGGCTGATTCATGCCGCGCTTCCGTTTCACGGGTTTGGCTCGGGACCAGCTGACGGGAGGCTGATCCTGTGGACCTTCTTTGACTAAGGAGGAACGATGGCACTAACAACGGCAGCGGTCGTGTCGGCGGTGGCGGCTACCGCTGCCACAGGCATGGGAGCCGCGCAACAGGCGGGCGCCTTCGATAGCGGTGGGAGCGGGACTGCCGGGACCAAGATCTATCGAACGCCAGAAGATCCCCAGGACCGTGCGATAAAGGATTACTCGTATCGCATGGCGATGCAGAACGTCGACAAGACGTACCCTTCGTTCATGGACTTCCTCAAGGGAGGAGGTCAGTCGGAGGATGCGAAGTTCGATCTCACAGTACCGGAGATGACACCGGAGGAAGCCGCGGCGTTGCACTTCACGGGTGGACGCGGGGAAGCTATCCCGTATATGAGCCCGGAGGATATCGCGTCGGGGCGGATGAGCCCTACGCAGCGCATGTACCTGGCACGGACGCGGGCACGCGATGCGTGGGCACGGGGTCAGAAGCCGGGTGCTTGGGCTTCGCGGGGCGAGAACGCCTGGGGTCGGATTCACAGATTCGAGAGAAAGGCCAACGAACTCGAAGCGCTGCCGGATACACAGCAGCGACAGAACCGGATCGAGCGGCTTCGGGAGAAGCGCACGAACACGATGGGCCGGTGGAATCTGGGAGAGGGGGACGTCTAACATGGGCGTGCAGCAGGCTCAGCCTGGAACGAACGAAGCGATCGCGCCGGGGTACGTCGGGCCGGGACAGGCCGGGACCAACTACGCAGCGATGCTCGGGAAAGAGTATGGCCAGATCGAGAGCGCTACCACGGGCCGCTTCCCGGACATGTTCGCCAAGTATATGGATGTGGCGAATCGGGAGACACAGCGCCAGTCGAGCAAGATTGGCGAGCAGCTGGGCTCTCGGGGTGCGTTGTACTCGGGCGCGAATCTGAAGCAACAGTCGGACCTCCGACAGACCATGATGCAGGACGTGGCTGCAAAGGGTGCGGAGTTCCAAACGCAGCTTGAGGACCAGAGACAGAAAGCGCTGGGCCAGGTGTTCCAAGGCCAGGCGGGCGTGGCACAAGCTGAGATGGGTGGCCGAGAAGCGGCGATGGCCCGTGTCTTCGCTGACTTCATGCGCCGCAGCGATGTGCCGCCTTGGGCGAACGTGATTGCCCAGACGGGTGCGACCAGGCCAAGCGGCGGCAACGTCGCGATGTGAGGTGAGCTATGGCAGGGGTTGTTGACCTCCGCGGCGCCGCACAAGATCGGAAGATGCGGCAGTTGCTGATGATGCAAGAGTACAGGAACAAGTCAGGAGTCCTCGGGGGCGAGAGCGCCATCGACAAGTTCCTTGCGGATCAGGAGGAAGAGGCGAAGCAGAAGCGTGAGGAGAACCGCAAGACCTACGAGTTCAATACCCGGATGCAGCAGCAGGGTAGGGAACACGAGGAGAAAATCAAGGAGTACAATCAGAACTACGAGCTCAAGCAAAGGACCCAGAACTTCGGCGAGTGGGAAGCTACTGAGCGTGTGAAGCGTGGGCAAGAGGAAAGCGGCCGAGGCGAGAAGTCCCTTGGGCTGGAAGAACGACGGACCTCTGTCCAAGAGAGAACAGGCGAGGCAGCGGTTGGGACTGAGAAGGAAAAGCAACTCACGGAGCAGCAGAAGCGTGAGATGAACGAGGAGTGGTCTCGTCAACAGCGGCAAGAGACGTACAGGAAGATGGCCATCGAGACTTGGAACCGCGGGGTGCAGCAGCGCCTTGCGGGTAACAAGCAGATGTTCGACGTCGGGACCGACGCTGGGAAGAACAACACCCAGCTAATGGAAGACGCGGGCAAGGTCCTGTACGGGCCGGACTTCCAGCTCGAGCGGGATCAATACAGCGGCCAGTGGACGCCGGACGAAAAAAAGCTCGCCCTCACGATGATGAATGAGAAGGGCGAGCCGAGTGCGGACTTCCTGAAGACGATGAACGAGGCTGACAAGCCTGGTACACCG